AATGATAATTTACCTAGCGATAATTAATATGATGGTGAAATTATAAAAATAACGAATATATACAATGCAAAAATTATACAGAGCAATCGGAACAATCACATCAGAAGAAAATTCACGTAAGATACATGGTTTAGCTATTCCAGTTGATGTAAAGAGTGTTCTTTTACCAGCAGAAGGAGTACATGAGACTATATTACGTGATGCAGTCAATGAAGACCTTATAAAAAACAATGATGTTAACCTTATATTGAATCATAATCCTAATTTAGGTGTTTTTGCACGTTCTAAATATGGTGAAGGTTCACTTAAACTTATGGTAACAGACTTAGGTTTAGAGTTTGAGACTGAATTACCAGAGACTGAACAATGTAATCAATTGTTAGAAGGTATTAAACGTGGAGATTTTGATGCAGTTAGTTTCTGTTATGATAACTATCCAGAAGATGAATACTATGATAAAATACCTAATCCAGATGGAAGTTGGAACAGATATGTAAAAAAGATACATGCACTTTATGAAATTTCAATTTTATCAGTTTTACCAGCTTATTCAGATACAAATGTTCAGCTTAGAAGTTTAGAAAAGGTAAAAGAGGAATATAAAAACAAGCTAAAAGAGAAGTATTCTAAGATGCGTGAAGAAATTGAAGAGATATCTAAAATTTAATTTTAGAAAAAAAATTTATTATTAACTATAAGGATAAAAATATTTACACTTATATATGAAAAATAGCTTAGAATTAAAAGATAGCATTTCTCAACTTCGTAAACGTGCAGAGGAAATCGTTGAATCTGTAGAGAAGGAAGAGAGAGAAATGACAGAGGATGAAGAAAAGGAGTTTAATCAAATAAAAGAAGATATTGAAACTAAGAAAGCTGAGTTAAAGGACTTAGAAGAGAAATTAGCTAAATATCGTGACGAACTTCCAGAAGAAGTAAAAGAAGAAGAAATAGAACCACAAAAAAATAATCGTAATAGATCTATGAAAAAAGAAGAAAGCATAGTTTTAAAACTTAGAAATGCTCTTGATAACAACCAAAAGTCAATCAAGCTTAATGCTTCAACACGTTCAGTTACTGTAAATGGTGACGGTGTAGCAGAAGGTGTACATGACCAAGTTGTTGAAACTGAAATCCAAGGTATCTTAGAACCACTTTATGCTAAATCTGTATTAGCTAAATTAGGTGTTAAATTCTACCCTGGACTTCCACAAGGCGACATTCAAATCCCTATCATGGGTAAATCAAATGTAGGTTGGGCTGGAGAAATTGAAGCAGCTACTGCTACTGGTAATACATTTACTACAAAGAAATTATCTCCAAAACGTCTTACAGCTTATGTAGACATCTCTAAGCAACTTATTTACCAAGATACTATTGGTGTAGAAGCTGCTATCCGTAGAGACATCGTTAATGCTCTTAACGACAAACTTGAAGCTACAATCTTAGGTTTAGCTAACAAGACTGACAATCAACCAGCAGGTATTTTCTATGGTCAAACAATCTCAACATGCGATACATTCGCTAAAGTATGTCAACTTGAAGCTACTGTAGAAAATGCAAATGTTACAGGTGAGATGAAATACTTACTTTCTCCATCTGCTAAAGCTGATTTACGTGCTATGGCTAAATCAACTAAATCTACACAATTAGTATTTGAAGGTGGTGAAGTTGATGGTGTTCCAGCAATTGTTACATCTAATGTAGCTGGCAAGAACTTCGTATATGGTGATTTCTCTAATATCGCTGTAGGTTCATGGGGTGACATTGATGTTACTATCGATGAATACACACAAGCAGTTAATGGTTGTGTACGTCTTGTAATCAATGCTTACTTTGACGAAGTTATCACTCGTCCAGAAGGTTTAGCATTTGGTAAAACAGGAGAATAATATCGTTTGTTTCATTCATATTATAATTCTTACTATTAAAGAGGATGGAGGATTATCCTCTGTCCTCTTTTCAAATATATATACAGCTTAAAATGAATTATTTAACATTAGAAGATATAAAGAGACAAATTGTAATGGATTTAGATTATAACGAAGAAGACGAATTATTAGTCTCTCTTGGTGATGCTGCTGAACAATTAGTTGAGAAGCAAATAGATGTAAAGCTGTATGATATTGCTGGAGAAAATGATGGAGAACTGCCAGCACCATTATTACAATCAATGAAATTAATTGTAGAATATCTTTATGATAACAGAGGTAGTGGAGAGAATGATATTCCACCAGCTTTTTTCTACATATGTCAATTATATAGAAACTATCATTAAAATGAAAGCAGGAACATTAAAATATATCATAGAAATATACAGACCAGTTATCACAAGCACTGATTTTGGTAATACCCATACAGAATGGGAATTTCATTACAAGACCCATGCTAATATGATATTTAATTCAGGTAATAGGATAAATGAAAACAATGAGATTTTCTATCCTACAACTAGAACATTTATTGTTCGTCACTATGTTCCAGTGGAAGACACTATGCGAATAAAATTTGAAGATAAATACTATCAAATAGTTTCTATTAACAAAAACAAGTATTACAATGACATAGAAATAAACACAGATTTAGTCAATGAGTAGTTTATTAGTCAAATATGATGCAAATGATACAATAGAATTTCTTGATAATTTCACTGATGTAGTATATAAAGCAAAAAGTGCTGGATTAAGACGTGCGGCAAAGGTTGTAAAGGATGAAACTATTTCTGAATTTAAGAAGACAAAAATCAAATATGACCCTAATCCAAAATACAAAGACACATTGATAGAAGGTATTAGAACAAGTGGTGTTATTGATGGAGATACTATAAAAGTTCATGTAATGGGTACAAGTTCACCTGGTTCTGGTACATTCAGATTACGTTTCTTTGAATTAGGAACAAAGGAAAGATATACAAACACATATAAAGGACATGCTCTTAAAAAACCAAGAAGATTAGGTAAAATAAAACCAAAGAGATTTTTTGAGACAGCAATAGGAACATCAGAAGCAAAAGCATCACAAGCATTTACTGAGGCTTTTGATAAATATATTGAAAGAAACAACAACTAATGGACAACACAATATTAGCAGGTAAATATATAAGACGTATAATGATAGAGAATCAAGAACTCACATCACTTATACCAGCAAATAAGATATTTCCTTTAATAGCAAACGCAGATACAACTTATCCATTTATCGTTTATTCACGTAATAATCTTATACCAACATATACAAAGGATTTTTTATCTGACAATTCTTTAATATTTACAGTAATAGTTGTTTCTGATGATTATGAGCAATCACTTGATATAGCAAATGCAGTGAGACATTCATTAGAGACATACAGATTTAAAGACGAATATATACATATCTATCCAATTAAGCTTGATTCTATCACAGAAGAGACTTATGAAGATGCATATATACAAAGAATGACATTCTCATTCACAGCAACATAGAAAAACACACAAAAATACATAATAATATATTACTATGGCAAATACAATAATTAAAGGTGATGAACTTATGGTATTCATGGGTGGAAGTGCATTAGCATATGCTACATCACACACACTTACAGTAAATGGTAACACTATAGATATAGCAACTAAAGACCATGGTTATTGGGGAGCATCAGAGGTAGGTAACATCACATGGGAAGTAACAACTGAGAACTTATTTACTAAAGAAAACTACAGTCAATTATTTGATTCTATGGTATCTAAAACCCCTGTTACACTTATCTTTGGACAAGCTACTAACTATGATGAAAATGGTTTATCTGGTGTTTCACAAGAAGATGGACCTAATGCATGGACTGCACCAACAACTGATGGTTATACTGGTAAAGCAGTAATTACATCACTTCAAGCAAATGCAAATACAGGTGAAAATGCAACATATTCAGTAACATTTACTGGTTTTGGTGCTCTAACAAAACAACAATAAAGCGTATAATAAACTTTATTCATTTTCTTAATTTTAGGGAAGGACGTTATGTTCTTCCCTTTTTTGAATATAAAATTTATTTTTAACTATAGATATTGTTATCATATCTATATTATACAAAAATATCTAATATTATAATATGAATATAAACTATAAAGGAAGAGAAATTGAAATTAAATATTCTTTTCGTTCATTAATGGTGTATGAGAACATTACACAACAATCATTTAATCCTAAGAATTTATCTGACATTATAAATTTTTTCTATGCAACTGTATTAGCAAAGACATTAAATGACAACCCAGTTAAATATGAAGAATTTATCGACTGGTTGGATGAAGACCCTATAAGGTTAAATGATTTTTGTTTATGGTTGACTGAAACAATAGAAACAAATGAAGATACAGCACCAAAGGCAAATAAGATAACAAAGAAAAAGGAATCAAAGAAAGATGAAAAAAACTAATAATCCATGAAGTATTCAAACTTTTAGTTGTTCAATATAAATTAGTGACAGCTGAATACTTCATGGACAAAATGCAACAATGGGAATTAATAGATTTTACTAATGTAGTAGAATATAGTAATGCATCATCTTGGGAACAAACACGTTCTATAATGTATATCATTGCACAAGTTAATTCAAAGAAAAAACTATCAATTAAAGACATAATGCATTTGCCATGGGATAATAATGGTGCTTCACATAATAAAGAAATATCCAATGAAGATATTAATAGATTAGAATTAATGGCACAAAGAATATCTAAAAATATGAAAACACAATAATGGGCAAAACACTCTTAGAAATACAAGCAAAAGATAATGCAAGTCAAGTTATAAAGGAAGTGAAACAATCAGTTGAAAGTGTAAAGGAATCAACTGAATCTTTATCTAATGCTTCATCTAACTTAGACAAAATAAAAGCTCGTTTTGACAAGATAACAAATTCAGCTATGCCAGCTAGGAGAGAATTACGTGCATTAGAACAAATAATGTCACGTATGAATCTTGATGGTTTAGCTAATACTGATGTCTTTACTGAAATAGCACAAAGAGCAGGTACTATAAAAGATGCAATGTTAGATGCAAGACAAGCAACATCAGCATATGCAAGTGATGAATTCAAGCTTCAAGCTATGGGTGAAGCATTAGGAGGTATTGCTGCTGCTGGTTCTATTGCAACTGGTGCAATGGGATTGTTTGGTGTGAAAAACGAAGAGGTAGCACAAACATTACTTAAAGTTCAATCAGCACAAGCAATGTTAAATGGTGTGACACAAATAGCTAAGTTATTGAATAAGGACAGTATACTTATGTTACGTCTTAAACAAATACAACTAGCAGCAAATGCAGCAAGCACAAAGACTTTAACTGTAGCAACCACTGTCAATTCAACTGCAACTGGAGCAAATACTGTATCTGTAGTAGCAAGTACAGCAGCAGGAAAAGCATGGAATGTAGTAAAAGCAGTTTCTAAGGCATTACTTGGTGATTTCACTGGACTTATCTTAGTTGGTGCAACAGCACTTGCTACATA